TCAACAACAATAGAAATTTTACCAGTTGTATCAAACTCGTATCCTTTAACGTATGCTCTGCCTGGAGCAATGTCTAATAGGAAAGTTGCATTATTAGAATCAGCGGTATTATCAGCAGCTGTAACAATAAATGGTTTTACAGTAAAGTTGCCTGATTGATCATATGTTCTTTGAGCAAGAACTGGATTGTTGATGTATTGATTTCCAAGCTGACTTGTTACAACACCATTTTCAATAGTCATCAATCTGATGAACTTAGAAGTATCTGGAGAATCTAATGATCTTTGAGCTAGAACTAATTTAATTTGATAACGATCAGCACCTGGAGCTTGATAGTTAAATGAGCCTTGAGCAGGATCAAGTAGCGCTGAGTCTGATGTATAATTAACAACATTTTCTTCAATATTCAAACCAACCATGCAAGTTGGAAGATTGCTTAAAGAATCTAAAATAATTGTTTGTGGATCTAGCGTTACGAAATATCCATCAACAAAGAAAACGCCACCATTAATGCTTACAATAGAAGCTGCACTAGATGAATTGGCAGTTAAAAGTGTACCAATATCTGAACTTTCAGCACCAGTAACAACAGTTTGAATTTCATCGCCATCGGCAAATTCAATACCTGTTAAATATTTAACGGCAAGTGCACCAGCGGAAGTGTTGCTTGCAAGACTTGTATCGACGGCAATAACTTTTGCTCTGATGATTTGTGGACCAGAGTTATAATTAACAATCAATTTATCGTTGAAGTCTTCAAGTGTAATTGGAATATTACCTTGATATGGTTGTAATTGTAAAGAAGTAACGCTGTTGTCGTATGTTAATTCAGAACCAGAAACGATAGAACCGTTTACAAAAATATTATTAGCAAATTCACCAATTTGGTTTTGTAGAATTGACTGGATTTGTGTTAATTCGCGAGCTTGGACAGCATATCCTGGCTTAAACAGAATTTGCATGTAACCATTTTGGTTTGCACCATTTGTCGCATTAAAGTCATCATAATATGGCGATAAGTCAAAATCTAGCATTTCTTGTTACCTTATAATTCGATTACTATCTTAATCTGCTCTGTCTGATCAATTGAACGTGAAACTGCAGATCTATTTTGCACATAAAGAATATCTCCAGTATAACTTTGAATACCTGGAGGAACTTCGTTAAATGCCGTTGCAGATCCACCCAACTTACCCTGAATTTGAGAATAAGGAGTAAATGTTCCTCTGATATTATTTAGGTAGAGAATATTATTCACGTTATCCCAATTTACGATTGTTCCAGTAAATGTTGGAGCACCAACTAGACCTTGGTAAGCTGTGTCGCCCATTTGAAATAGAGAGCCAGCTTTAACTGGACCAGTGTAAATTCCAATTGTTACATTATAAATTGAACCTGATGCAGCATTAGATGTATTTGCACTGGTTTCTGGATTTTGTATAATTGAAATTTGATAATATTGAAATGGGTTTGGAGACAATCCAGAGCCAACTGGGACTATTCCACCTTCGTCGAAGATTAACTCGGGACACAACATAATATTGGTTGCACCAAGCTCCAAGGAGGTGTTGGACCCATGTCCACCTTCTGGGGAAATAATCGCTCTAAGGATGGCTGTGTTTCCAGTTGAAGTAGATTGATTTACAGTTACATTTGCGTAAGTGTAACCCTGACCACCATCTAGAATTTGATAGCCCACGATCGCACCAGTTGAATCAACTTGAGCCACAATGTTAGCACCAGTTCCATCGCCAGTTACTGTAATAATTGCAGCGTTACTGGTTGCAACGTTGGAATTATATCCTGTTCCACCATTTACAATTCTTAAAATATCAATACGACCATGAACAGCTGAATCTAATACAGCAGTATCAGTGACTACTGGCATCCATTGTGTGGTGAAGAATTTTTGCTTTAATCCTCCAGGAATGGTGTACATATATTTCCATTTGTAACCATCTGAAGTTTGAACATATGGATTGGTTGGAAGATCGCCACCAAGACTAATCGTTGGCATTACTGTTGAAGGCAACCCAGTGTTATTCTCGTTGTTTATTTCTTTTCCAGCATTACTGTCTAAACATTTAAAAACTTGATCATATGAGTTTCTAACGTAGAACTGATTATAGAAATATGGAAAAGTTGAGGAATAGTTGAAATTCTGTAATCCTGTTGCAGTGAATGATGGACCAGAGTTCACCATCATTTGTGTGTTAGAAGTAATTGCAACAATTTCTTTTGTTTCGTAACTTTGAGTTGCAGAGTTAGCATATGCGATATATTGACCAACACCAAAATCTAAGAAGAAAGTTGTATTGTTCCCAACAATAGTATTATTTGATGAAGTGATTGTAATTGTACCATTACCAACATCATAGTCATCATATGTGAACATGTCAAGTTGATTATCGTAAGCGACATAATAACTATTTGCAGCCCAATCAACTCTAGGAATTACAAGATTAAAGTCGGAAGCAGTTAATTTTTTAAGAGCAACTAAATTGTCGAAAACAAAGTTCTCAGAATCGGTACTGTTATTTGCATTTGGAATAGAGCCATTAGCCCAAGGAACAACTGCGCCAATACCAAGATAAGTGTTGCTGGTGTTAATCCAAGAATTTTCTAAAGCTGTCGCTAAAAGAACTTTTTGTTTTACAGTAAGTAGACTGCTCATGTTTAACCTTGATTATTGATTATTAATAAATGTATATGAAGTTCCATTAAACTGCGGATAGATGTAGTATGACTGGTTAGCAACATTAGTTGTTAACAAGTTAGCTGGAGTATCCACAGTTAAAGCGTTTCCGCTTTCGCTCACATAAACTACATTAGCATTGAATCTAGTATTAGCGACACCCAGATCAAATGCGATACCATCACCATTTAAAATCTGACCATAAACATTTGTTGTTTGTGGCATAATTACAAACGTGTTAGAAACTGATGGGATAGTTAATATCACATTGCTTGTTGAATCTATTGGAGCCTTCAATTGGGTATTTAGTACTGCGATTTGATTTGCTGAATAGTAAGCAACGATTGTTGCAGTATTTGGAGCATAGATCACAACATTACTTGTACCGTCTAAAGTTGCTCCTAAATTTCTATCTAGAACAGCGATTTGGTTTGCACCAAAATAAGCTGTGATGTTTGCAGTATTTGGAGAAGCCGAAGCACCTGTTCCACCAACAACCTTTAAGAAATATCCATCATAGTACCCATTCGTAGTGTTAGCTGTGAATGTCGCTGTGTTTAGATTTACATGGTTTACAGTATTACCTGCACCAGTGGTTAGATTAATGGTGTTGCAGATATAACCGCTACCATGTGTGACCTCAATTATACTATTATTGTAATAATTGTCGATCGTTGTGTTAGCGATAAAGTTTGCAGTATTTAAGTTTACAGTGTTTGCATTTCCAGTTGTATTAAACTCGGAAATCGTATAGTTTGATGCGCTGTAGTTAATAGTTTCCAAATATCCTGGACCCAAGAACATTGTATTGCTTTCCATAGTCAAATGAGTATTGTCGGTAATACTTTCAATAATCTTGACTTGTTCTCTGTTTCCTAATCCTGAACCAATAACGACAAAGTCGCCAACTTTAGCATTCGCAGCAAAGTGTGTGCTTGTTCCAACTAGAACTGCATTTGACCAATATGAGTTAGATGTAACTGTTCCATTTAGAATATTAAATGTTGATAGGTTTGCAGTTAAATCGATTTGGTTAAACTCATTATCTAAAATGTTCATATAAGAAAGAACTTGCATTCCAGAAGGATGTAGAATATTCAATAGAGTGTTCTTGTAGTCAACTAGAGCCTCTTTAACCTGAACGATGTAAGAATAATTATGATATTCAGTGTTGGCTTGCAGATATTGATCTGCGCTCAATTGGCCATCGGTATTTAAATAGTATCCAGGATATTGAATTAATCCGTTCAAGAAGATTGCGTTTGCTCTTGCTCTACCGTTACCATAAACTGTGGCAAGAACAGAAGTTCCATTTGGAACTGGAGAAACATTAATTGCAGCATTAGAAAATACAAGATTTGCATTAGGCAACAATGTTCCAGTATAGTTGTAAAGTCTTATTGAAGAATTAGATAATAGACCTGCATATTGAGAACCAAACTTGTCAAAGAATGCAGTGAAAGTAGCAGTCTTTACGTTAGCGCCTTGATAGACGAAATCGTCTTCATATAATGTTGCATAGTCAAATACAACGTTAGAATTATTTTGTTGAACTGGTAGATCGATAATCGCTAACGATACATTTGGTGTTGTCTTGTAATCAAATCCGCGACTTACGATTCTAAAGTCATAAATTTGACCGATGTTAGTTACAGAAACGTCAAAGTTCGCGCCTTCATCAAAACCATAAGCAACTAATTGTGCACCAGTTCCACTTGCAGCGTTTTGAGTATTTGCACTGTTAGCCAAATAAATTGGAGTTGTTGTTGAGATTGGATAAGTGTATCCTTCGCCAGGATTTGTTACAGATACTGTTGCGATAGATCCATTAGCATGAGTAGTGAAGCTGAATGTTGCACCATGGCCAAGGGAGTTATTGATTACAATAACATCTTTAGTTGTATCGTATCCTATTCCTGCTGAAATAATTTGAACATTTGCGATTTGGCCAATGTCTCTGATAGATTGTACTGTGTTAGCGTGTTCTGAAATATTTGTTGGATCGTTATATCCAGCATAAACAACAGAGAAATCAGATTCAAATTGAGAATCTAATGAGATAGTTGGTTTAGATTTAAAGCCAAATCCACCATTGATCACATTCATCGATGTGATCTTACCAACTTGGAGATTGGTTGATGTGAACGACTTACTTAAGGACACATTAGCGTTTTCGTAAAACACAACAGCATTTGTAGTTGCGTTTGGAGCCACACTTAATGTTGGTGTTTGTGGAAGTGGTATAAATGTAGCAACACCTGTTGAACCGTTGTATGCAGTAATTAATCCTGCAGAACCTGCTCCAGCTCCAGCCACAAATTCAATTAAGGAGTTGTTATAGTAACCATTAACTGCGCTTGGTGTGAATGTTGTGCTATGAAGATTTACAGTGCTTAAGCTGTTACCTGCACCAGTGCATCCATTAATGAAGATTTGGTTATTAGCAAATCCATAATATTGATCTGCATATAGAACAACATTACTTGTAGAGTCTAAAGTTGCACCCAAATATGGTGCGCCCAACACAGCAAGTTGATTTGATGAGAAATATTGTTCAATAATTGCAATATTTGGAGAAGCTGAGTGTCCTGTTCCAGAAACAACTTGAAGATAGTAGTTTCTATAGAAATTATCAATGGTCGTATTTGCTTGGAAAGTTGCTGTATTTAAATTTACAGTTTGAGTTGTTGTGCCAGAAGTTGAGATTCCATTGATTGTATATGTGTTAGCGTAGAACTCAATTGTTGAATTAGCAATAAATTCAATTGCATCTGTATTAACAATAATTGAGTTAGCAGCAACGTTAATATAGTCTACCGATTGAACAACAACGTTTGCTCCAATACCTGTATCTGAAATGACAGTTACAACAGTATTAGGGAATGTTCTATATCCCCAACCGCCGCTTTCTGTACCAACAGAATAAATTGATCCAACGCTGACATTATTAACATATGCAACAGCCTTAGTTGCTTGCGGAGTATTTGCTAAACCGCCAAAGATAACTACAGGATCTCCAGGATAGTTGATAGTTCCATCAAAATTGTAAGTTGGTCCATTATAGTTAAGACCCTGATAGTTTGGATTGACTACAATATTTGAAAGAGATCCAATAATTTTTTGTTGGAATGAGAAAGATTCAGTGTTGGCATATGCACCGTTTACGATTAGATTTTCTTCAGCAACGAACGAACCATTAATATTAGAAAGATAAATCTCAATAACTTCAAATCCGAATTCAGAATCTACTGTTGTGTATGCAGATTCAATAGTACATGTTGTATTTGATAACGAACCAACACCTTGTCTTTGAACAAGATTACTTGGGTCAAAATTTGGACCAACATTAACACTTGGATATCCACCAGTTCCTAAAATACATTTGACTGCTTGTGGAACTTGCCACTTACCGTCCGAAGCTTTTAATATGTTATTCTTTGGATAGAAAACTTCTGCATCTTCGTTGTAGAGAACTCTGAATAGAAACTTTAAAGAATTCTCGCTACCTTTAGTTGCATAAAATTCTCTAGCAGCTTTAATAAGTTTACGTTCATCAGCAGCAATGTCTTGAGGAAAATATGGAAGAAAGTCGTTAATGAAATATTGAATAAATTGATCTGTGGTTTCGTCTACGTCTTTATAGCTCAATAAATTATTAGTTTGATAAAGAACAGCACCAGTATTTGAATTTTCTAACCACTGGTAATATGCCTTGACGAAAGCAACAAAATTTGGATTATTGGCTACAATGAATTCTGGAAATTGAGATTCCAATAATCCTGATGTTGTTAATGTTGTATTTGCCATATTATGATGATACTGCGTTTAAGATTACTGACACTGCAGTTAAGCTTGTTTGATCTAATGTTAAAATAATTTGATTTTTAGATGAGAAACTATAATTATCTGGTTGCGCAAATATAGAAAGAACCCCATCAGTTCCAATAACACTTAATGGATAAAAATTATTCAACGTAACTATACCATTAATGTAATCAATTGTTCCTGCTGTTGGGTTTAAAATATGTTTAACATTATTGGTGTCAAAGTAGTATGTTCTTAGCACACCAGTTCCTCCAGTTAAGTTAGGAGTTAATGATGCGCCTGTGCCGCCACCGCCAGATAATGTGATTGCTGCTGTCGTATAGTTGTTACCTGCAACATCAACTACGACAGAATTAATTTGACCATTAACAATAACAGGATATGCGTTTGCGCCTAAACCATCACCTTCGATAATAATAGTTGGTGCTGTTGTATATGCATAACCTGGAGAATTAATTGTTACGCTTTCAATACTTCCGAAATCAAATGGAGTTTCTTCAATGTAACATTCTTGTTCGTTACCGCTTGAATCTAATTGAATAAAGCCTGTTGAGTATAATCTGTCGTTAGAAATTCCATGATGTAGAGAAGTTCCAAATTTAATAGTATATGTTTCAGATTCTATTAAACTTGGATTAAATCTTTTCTCGATGTAAACTGTTGATGTTGATGATTGAATTGACTGATCAGTGCCATCAATCGCAGTTAAGAATTTTGAATATTGGAAAGACGAGTTGAATGTGTTTAGATTAGTATTTGCATAATTATAGACAGTACTAATAATAGAGGAAATAAGATTTTGTTGCGATTGAATTGTTTGCGAAGGATCATAGTTCACATTTAAATTGAAATTTAAATAGTCGTAGTCTGGATTTACGAAATTTGGAGTAACTGTCAACACGCTAAATGGTCTAATTATTTCATTAATTAAATAGTCTACTTGAGATGTGGTTGTCACATATCCATTTTTTGGTTTAGCTGAAATGAACACTTGACCGTAAACTGGGGGAGTTTCTTCCTCACCACCCCAAACAGTAACTGAATCAAAGTAAGGATATTTCTTATTAATAATTGTAATGTAATCGTTTTTGGTAACAATTCTGTTTTGAGCAATAAAAGATTTAGGAGCATTTGTTTTAATACTGTCAATGCTCTCAATAGGAGATCCGCCAAAAGATGGAGTGGCAGTGGTTACGCTAGAAACAGAACCATCTAAAATACTTGTTTGTAAACCAAAAGATTGTAGATCATTAGCATTATCAGCGTTGGTGATCAAATAACTTACTGTTACAATATTTTGATCAACAAGATTTGCACTTAATATTCCATCTCCAAAATAAATTATATAATTGGCGTTTGGACCTTCTTCAACAAAGTATACATTACTGTTCGCAGTAACAGTTGTTGCATCCTCAGCCAAAGTGAATACTGTATATGAAGGATTGGTTGTAGAAGATTGAACAACAACTTGTAGTGTTGAAAGATCTATGTTCTGGTCAACCAAATCAAAATATTGAGATGGATTAGCTGTTGAAGAATATAAGAAAGATTTAGTTGTAGGAACACCTTCTTTAATGACTAAAGAATTAAAGGTAAAAGTGTTTCCAGTGTTTGCAACATATTCTGAATCTTCAACTGTGTAGAAGGTATATGATGCGCCATTTAAAGCTGAGGATACAAAAGATGTAAATCTTGGCACATTCAGAATAGTTGTCTGATCGTTTATTCCTTTTGTTACTGTAAGATTAACGATTGCTTGTGCTGCTGTTGATGACTTTGAAGTGTATCCTAAAGATTTTGCTTGTGATACAACTGATGATCTCAATACTGCTGTATCTAAGAACATCTCATTCGCAAGCATGTTCATATAGAATGCATTATATGTTGTATTATATGCAAGGATGTCTAAAAGAATATTGAAAGCCGAACCTTGGAAATTATAATCTGCGAATTGAGATTGGCTTTGTAAATATGTGATCAGGTTCTGTTTGATGGCATCAAAATCTAGTGCAGTTAATTGTATCTGTGAAGTGTTGTTAGCCATTTAACGAAGCCTTTGAAGAAATGATGATACTGTAAAAGAATTATTTACCGATAAAATATTAAAATCAATTTCAATATTATATCCATTATTATCATAGTCCGCTTGGACGATAACATTATTAATGGAAACTCTAGGCTCAAAGTTCTCAATCAAAATCTGAATCTCTTTAGATAAAGCATTTGACGTAATTTGATCCATTTGTTCAAACAGCAAGTTTCTAATATTTGATCCAATTTCTGGATGAAATGGTTTTTCATAATAATTTATTTGAACCAAATTCATCAAAGATTGTGTAACAGAGTTTATTCCAGTGACTTTAAGTAAGTCGCCTGTGACTGGATTAACGTCAAAATTAACGTTAAAGTCGCTATAAACTATTGCTGATGTATTTGATCTTGCCATTTTTTATATTTATTTAGCTTGGTCCGACCGTATTGGCAGGAGTAGATGGAACACTTGGTGTATTAACTACAACTGGTCCTTTGCCGTCTCCATTATCTGGCTTGATCGCTTGGTTTACTTCTGCAATCGCATTAGCCTTAGCTTGATTTACAAAAGTTATAATACCGTTTACTTCCGCAGCAACTGCAGCCTTAAATTTATTTCTTATATTAAGAATGTTTGCTAATGCGCCTTTTAAAGCCGAAGTAAGTTTACCAACAACAGCTGTTAGACGGCTAAAGGCTGAAACAGTACAGCCGATTATTTTTTTAGCTAATCTTTGAACAGCTTGAGCGATGTTTATTACCGCTTTTAGAAGTAAAGCCAATTGTACAGCATATTTAATAGCGGCATCTAATTGTGGACCGATAACCTTTTTAATGAACTTTTTAATAAATGAAAATGGATTAAAATCTATTAAATCTGCCCATTGAGATAAAGCTGTAATTTCTTTAATCATATCAGCAATAAGATCTTCTACGCCTTTTAACTGACGATTAATTGCAGCTTGAATGACATCGCAAGTCGAGTTGGCCATATTGTCTAAGCCGTTCGCTATGTCATTTAGATGTTTAATATTTACTGGAAGTAAACCATTATTCTCGCTCATTTATAAATTCCTTATGTGCTCTTATTAACGCAAATTCCATTAACAAAATGATATTGCGCTCCTGTGACGGAAGTGAGTGTGCCACTAAAACCATTATCGCTGCTTAAATTATTTCCTGTTGTAATGTCTCCATTTATCATATGCATTCCACCTGGAGCATTAACGCCAACTGTAGAACCAGCTGACTTGTTGATACTTGTTATTGCCGAAATGTCAATTTCATTACCGTGTAGAGTTAAAGTTTGTCCTGCAGCTATGGTAACATTACCTTGAGGTGCAGTCATATTGATATCGCCATTCGCCACAGTTATGGTTGTGTTGCCAGAAATTTGCACGTTACATTGACCGCCAATTAAAACATTGAGGTCTCCGTTTACAGTTTTATTGGATAGTCCCATAATATGAACATAATCGCTACCCATTACAATTTCGTAATTAGCGTTGGTTACTTTTTGAACCTTAGAACCGTCTGGATGCATTTCCATAAACGTTCCAGAACGATGAATCATAGAAATACGTTCATGTCCAAAAGTATCGTCCATTTCAAACACATGTCCAGATTCTGTTTCTTTAACTTGATTGTATGGATAGTTTGGATTAAATGGTGTGTATGGTTCGTCCCAAGTTATTCCAGCAGCAGTTGGAACTTTTAAATCTCTGTTCACAGCTTTATCTATTACGACATCATTTGCTGGAACATTTAAATTTGAAGCAAGACCTGTTATAGAAGTGTTTGATACTTGATTAGGTCTTGGATATCTTAAAGTTGAAACATCAGTATTTTCAGTTATTACAATTCCTGTCCCATCAGTATTGTATTTTCTAGAAGCTGGAGGTCTAGGCGCATTTGAAACAGTCGCGTCATTTCTAACATCATTATATCCTGATTTTGGATTATTCGCATTGGTATAATATCCAGGAATCACACCTAACATTATAGGAAATTGTCTGCTTTGACCGTCAGCAAAAAATCCAAACACAACATCAGATTCTTTTGGCGTGCTAAATGTTTGGTCGTTTAGAGAATGAGCTGGATGTGCCCAAGGTAAATTTTGAGTTGGGTTTTCAGTTAAAGATTCATTGTTGAAACCAAAAAATCTAACTCGGCAACGTCCAAGGTGCATTGGATCTTGGCGATCTTCAACAACGCCAATCCACCATACGAAATTATCTAAACCAGCATAATTTTTTTCTATCATGATTGTTTCACTTGTTGTAATGCACCAGCATTACTTGCTGGTCCTGGTATTTTATCTGCAAAAGAATCAGATAATAATTCTAGAGTTGTTGATGAAATGTCACCAATAATACCATGGTTCACTGCTGATACCAAATATTTAGCCGTTCTAAATGTGTCTAAATATTCGCTGTCTGATTTGTTTTGAGGTTGCATTTTAGGACGAATCAAGTTTAATGTCATACCAGCTCTTATTTGGAAATCTGAAGCAATTACAACTGTGGTTTTTAATGTTTGTAACTGAGCCAATTTAAGTTGATTTTGCAACATCCAATTTTGAGGAACAAATTTATTTGTTGTGGAATCAGAATCGGTTATTGGAACAAATTTAACAACAGAATCTGTAGCGTCGAATAAAGTCATATTTAATCTATTTGTTGTTAAATTAGCTGGTAGATTTGAATTCAACAGACTCTTAGCTGGAGTGTTCACTCCACTGGAAGTATAAACTTTTTTTGTTCTGTTAACTAAATCAAAAGTCAGTAAAGATGATGCAAATTGACCATATCTATTTCCTCTAAGAATATCAAAATCAACATCATTCTTAGCATATCTTAAAGATTGTATGTCTTGAGAAGGATCGCCAACAACGTTTGGTCGCCAAGAAAAAGTTGTATATGGCGTTTGGCTTATCATATTCTCATAAGATGTAAAATTAAATCCATCTGCACTCTCATAAAAAAAGAAAGTGTTTTCGTTGGTATTATAACCTCTAGATGCCAACCAAACAATTGCTTCTAATGGGCGCATTCTGGGAATCATTAAATCATAAGAACCAGAAGTAGATCTAATATTATTAATTTTACTGGTAGGAACTTTTAATAAGTTAAGTAAAATATCAGAAACCATAGAATCAATAGATAGACCTTTGTACGTCTTTCTAACATAAAATTGGCTTGAAAGAATTAATTCTTCAGAACAAAAAGATATAATATATTTTTGAATAGATTGACTCTCAGCGCCTCTATTTGAAACCTTATAAATTCTAAAGTATTTTTTTATTGGTCTATTTAATGATGGCTTATCTAATGATATATAAACCCACTCATTTCCATGAAGAGTTAAATTTGTGATAATATCTAAAGAATCACTGACAATTATAGTTCCTGTCATACAAGGACTAAAGATACTTTCATATAAATTAAAATGTAAAACAAGATCGCTAATGTCAGTCAGAGTTCCATTTCCTGTTATGATTTGACATTGAAATTTATAATCTGTAGATTGACTCAGACCTTTTGGTATTACATTCGAATTAGTTGTATTTGGTGGAATTGGCATTTTATAATGTTGATGTTAATAATGATTTCAGTTGAGTTTCAATTTGAGCTGCATATTCTTTCTTAGGTAGCTGTATCACTCTTTTTGATTGATTCTCGCTAAACTCAGCATCATATGAAGAAACAGCGTTTAACGTAATGACAGTTGAATATGTTGTACCATCAAGATTAACAGATTGAGGAGATGTCAATTGAAGTGTTGGATGTGCCAATGTTGGCAGATTTGTGATAGTTTGATTTGACACCTCATCAACAATAGAATATGTCGTATTAGAATAATACAATTTAGAAGTTGTTATTGATGATGGCGCACCTAATGGAGATGCAGTCGTTACTGTAACTTTCTCATAATGATCTATCGTAGATTGAGCGACAACTACTGATCCATACTTGTTAGTCAAATAATTAATAAATTCAAGATCATTTAATGGAGCTTGATATGCTGGATTTATTATTTGATTAGCAAGTAGAATTATCCAATATCTGTTAGCGTCACCATAATATTTTTCTGCGATACTTTCAAAAGTATCATGATCCTGCATATTATATGTGTAGAAAATATTAAGATTTTGTAAATAGTCGGTAAGAAATTGAACACGTGTGAATATGTTGGTGACTAAAAATGCATCTTTTAAATTTGGATCAAAAGAATATAAAACCTTGGGGAAATTTTGAAAGTATTGCATTTTTAATATCCATACTGCTGAATAAGTTGTCTATACATAATATCAACTTCTTTAAATCTTAACGTTAAACCTATCTCAACTGGCATACCATCAGTGAACGTTGCGAAGTGTCCAGCCTTAGAATAATCTACACTAATATTTTGTAAGACGCATGTTGATATTGTTGGTAGATATGGATTATCACCTGATGTGAATGCGAATTGAATGTCAAATTGTGCTGGCGGTATAAAGTATCTACCATAAACGCTTCCACCAACTTGAGAAATTAACTCTGGAGCAGCATACATTTTAAATGTATTGATGATGTTCATAATTGCTACAGACTCATCAGAACTTCTTGGTTGAAATCTAAATTCAAATGTAAACTCTCTATTATCTGTTCCTCTGTATAACATTTCAATTTGAGGGTTTAAGGCATATCCTGCTGAATTTTCAAGAACTCCAGTTCCTTGTGTGCCAAGAGTAGCATTCACTATATTTGTAAATGCAGTTCTTTCTATTGGAGTAGTATTTACTGGTGATGGTTTGTATGCTCCAGTAAATCTATTGGCTAAATCTTTTGCAGCTTCTACAGCACCTAATGCTGTTATCGCTGATTGTCCAAAATTACCAAGAGCATCAAATAGTGATACTGGATTCCAATTATGATTATATGCTGCAGTAATCGTATCAGGCATATAAAGAGCAATTGCTGTGGATATTCTACTTAAAGATGGTTGAAGTAATGATGAAAGTTGTGTGGAGTTTAAAGTTCCACCTGTGAATTGAGAATTTTGTTGTACTGCAATCCCTTTAGTTGCAAATCCTTTCCCAGTAGTGACCACTTCAGGAACTTCGCCATCAGCGTTTGTCGTATTATTTTGCGGATTTGTAGTTCCTCCAACACCGCCATAATATACAGAGTTATTTTGCACAATTTGTGATGTGTCAGTTTTATATGAGGAAGTTACTGGAACATTAACATAGAAAAGAACAGCATGCGGTGGATCTTCTAGACTGTTTCCTTGAAGATTATTTGGGTATCTATAGACAGTATATTCCCCAACTCCTTCACCGCTTATTTTTCTGCTTGCTGGTCCTGGAGATAAAGCTGCTAATTCACCACTGCTTTTTGCTGCAGTAACTGCAGTAATTGTTTGTTTTGGTGATTGTTTAAGACCAATAGTTGAAACTGGACCAGGAGAAACGCTACTTGCATTAAGTATGCCTTGTTGCACACCCTGTCCAACAATTGAACTTAGTGAAATACCAGAAAATAAACCCATTGTGATACCTGTAGCTATAAATAAGCTTTAGTGTTATTGGATTATTTATATGGCATACTCAGGTCGTTTTCACCCCAGAAACCAGAAAAAGTATTATGGGGACGTCTCCAACATTTGGTACAGAAGTCTCTGGGAAAGAAAAGTTATGGAGTGGTTTGACGATAACGAAAATGTTGTCGAATGGTCAAACGAAGAACTGATCATTCCATATATCTCTCCTCTAGACAATAAATATCATAGATACTTTCCAGACTTTGTGGCTAAAATAAAAGGCAAGGATGGAAGTATCAAAAGATTTGTAATTGAGATTAAACCTGAGAAACAAACTAAGCCGCCTGTGAAACCAAAAAAGGTGACCAGAAGCTTCATTAATGAGGTTGCGACTTGGGGAGTAAATGAAGCCAAGTTTAAAGCCGCCAGAGAGTTTTGCGCCGATCGCGGTTGGCATTTTGAAATTATTACGGAAAGAGAGTTAAAAATACCTGATGGCAAGTCTAATAGAAAAAGTAAGGGATAATCTGGCGAAAGAGAATATCAACGTCAGAACCAAAAAAGCTCGAGACTGGCTCAGAAGAAACGTGAAAACTCTTCAAACCAGCAGAAGAAGTATTCTTTCTGCAACTGATAACATATTCGCAAAAAGAATTATTGTGGGAAAGATGTATTTCTATTCCTATGATCCAAAATTAAAAGATGTACTTCCATATTATGATCGTTTTCCGTTGGTCATTCCAATTGAAAATTATAGTGATGGGTTTCTTGGTTTAAATTTACATTACATTTCATCAAAACATCGTTTAGCTTTATTGAATAAACTTTATGATCTTTTGAACAATAAGAATTTTGATGAAACAACAAAAATGAGAGTCAGTTATAATATTTTAAGCAGCACAAGAAGATATAGAGAATTTGCTCCTTGCTTAAAAAGATATCTGTATTCTCATTTAGATTCTAAAGTTGTTGAGGTTGCACCTGACGATTGGGAAATTGCAATTTTCCTACCAACAGAACAATTTATTGGAGCTTCTGCAACTCAAGTTCAACGTCAATCTCTAAGGCAATTCTAATGGCTATTAATTTAAATCCTGTCGGTATCACTAATCCTGATACAGTTATTCAACAAAATATCAATAACATTACAGGAAGCTTGGTAAGCTCAGCTACAAAAAACATAAGAAATCCTGTTTTAGCTGGAGCTGCACAATCACTACTTGGTTCTATCCTCAGCAATAATCAAAACAACTCAGGACAATTCCAAGCACCAAGTCCGAAAACAAGTCAATCTGTTTCAAACATCTCTAATATGTTTACTCAGCTTGACCTCAATAATGAATTTGCCAAGACTTGTAGATTTTTAGTCAATCTACCAATACCAAAATGTATGACTACGCTTTCTGGAACTGGATACAACTATTCATCATATTTCGATATGCGATATGCTTGTAACATGGCAGAACTTCCAGGGATCAATCACAATCCAATAGAATATAGACATTATGCATTTACTCAAAGATTGTCACACTTTCCAACGTTCACACCAATAACTCTAAGTCTATATTGTTTTGGTGATATGATGGGTAGAAATTTCTTTGAGTGGTGGATGAATTATCTTATAAACTTTCAAACAGGATTAGTTGGATACCCTCAAGATAAAAATGGTCCAGTAACAACAACAGATATTACAATAACACAATATACTGTTGATGGAACTCCAAGTTATATCACAACACTGTTTGGCGCTTTTCCTATTGCGATTGCACCACAACCATTAAATTGGGCTGATGACAGAATACATGAACTTCAAGTCACATTCCACTACAATAAGTGGAGAACATATATAACTGACCTGAACAATCCAAATCCAGAAGCTTATCTTCCAAGTTATGATTTTGGATCTAGCGCAGTTCCATCACCAACATCAGTTCAGTCTGTGCCGCCACCATCACCAGCTCCAGCTGCATCAACAAATGCAAAAACAACGGCAGCAAATAAAGCATATCTTAATGATTATTCATACCAACTCCCAACTGAATCGCAAACAGAATCTGCTAACCTTGGACTCCCATAATATTTAAAGTGAGGTAATTATGAAATTCCCGACAATCGCGACACCGACTTATGAAGTGAAACTGTTTTCTCAAGAAAACCCAGTTAAGTTCAGACCATTTCTGGTTAAGGAACAAAAACTGATGCTTCTTGCAACTGAACAGACAGATGCTAATGAAGTCGTCAATACGATTAAACAAATTATTAAAAATTGTCTTCTAGATGAAAACATTGATGTAGATAAATTGCCACTCATTGACATTGAAGTTTTATTTTTAAATTTCAGAGCAAGATCAATTGGTGAGAACATAAACGTGTTCTTTAAATGTAAAAATGAAATTGGAGAAGGCGATCAGAAATCAGAATGCGGAATGATAATTGATGGATCTATTGATCTTTTAAGTGTTCCAGTAGTAAATCTTGATCAGAACTCTACAAAGATAATGATCAATGATGATGTTGGATTACAAATGAAGTATCCAACATTTGAGATAATTCAAAAGTTATCAAATCCTGCAGAAAATCTAGAAGAGAATGATGAATTCAAAACAATAGCATTATGTATCGATTACATTTTTGACAAAGAAAATGTGTATTACTCTAAAGATGCAACTGTAGAAGAATTAGTAGAATTTGTAATGAATCTACCTGCAGAGAAATATGACTTATTGACAAACTTTTTTAAGAGCTTGCCAACGGTCAGACAAGAGTTAAATAAAGATTGTCCAAAATGCGGATTTAAGCACAAGTTTGTGCTGGAGGGTCTCAACGATTTTTTTATCTAAGCTTTGGTAATGAGGGGTTAAAGGAGTTTTTCAATTTGAATTTTATGCTCCTTTATCACCATAAAATTGATTTTAGAATTTTTGATGATATGATACCGTGGGAAAAAGATGCTTATATTGGAATGCTGTCAGCTAAGATTAAAGAAGAAAATGAGAATGCTAAACTAAAAGAAATGGAAAATAAATCAAGAAAATGGTAAGCAAAGTAACACCAACAGGATTTTCTATTAAGGCGCTATCAGCGATCATAAGAGCACAAGATCCAAATATAGATGCTAGTGATGCTAAGGAAATTGCACAAACAATTAAAATGAATATCATGACATCGCTTTTTGGTGAGGCTGGTAAAAGTGCTACTACTAAAACAACAACTAAATCAAAAACAGCATCAGACAAAACAGCTGACACTAAAGCTCAAACTAAAAAGATTAATTCTATTGAAAGTGAGTTGAAAGAAGTTAAAAAATCAATCAACAAAAATGAAAAGAGTATTTCAAAGGTACAAAAAACTGCTGATAAGACTCAAAACGATGTTGGTAGAATTTTAAAACAAATATCAAATGTTTCAGATCGTGTTAAATCTTCATCAATTAAATCAAAAAATAAATTGTATGATATTCAAGAAGCTGTTCCAAAAATTGCAACCAGCAATGAAGCAGAATATGCGGCAAGAATACCAGAAGCTGGAGTTCTGCTAGAGATCTCAAATTTAAAAAGTGAAATACAAGAAATAAAAAAATCTAAAGATTTCAAATTAATGGAAGAAGGTGGAACAGGCAACCTTGATATTGAACAAATAGAAGCACTACAAGCGGAAAGACATTACGAATTAGTAGATTTTGAAAAAAACATTGACAGTAAATTAGACCAAATTTTAGATTTACTACAGCACGGTAGAGGCGGTGGATTGATCAATAGAGTTGAAGAGATAGCTGAAACCATAGGTGCTCTTGCACTTGGTGGTGCTGGAATAAAGAAATTATTGGGTAGAGGTGGCGGCAGAGCTGCCGTTGCTGCAGAAGAAGCTTTAGCAGCAAGAGCAATGGGAGCAGGTGGACGCTTCGGTAGAATGGCAACTTTCGGAACAAGTGCAGCAGCAATACAGTCTGCATTTTATAAAAATGCAGCAATGGTTGGAAGAGCTGGAACTGGAGCTTTCGGCGAAGCAACTATGAGTGCTGCGCAAAGATCACAACAAGCTTTTGAAAAATATGCTGCAGCTTCAGCAGCGCAAAAAGCTGCAACTAAAGCAGCAGCACAACAAAGAATGAGAGGTGCTGGGCAAACTACTCTTAGCGAATTGAGAGCTCAAGCAACAATTCAAGGCAGAATTGCTTCTGAACAGCATAAGATTTATAGAGAAGCTAGAAGCGAGATGTATGAATCTTTACCTGCTATTGAAAAACAAGCTTTACAAAAAGGCAACATCGTTTTCAATTCAGAAACTGGTTCCTTCCATAAAGTTGACGCAAATGGAAATATTGGGGAAGAAATTAAAGATCAAAACGTAAACAGATTTTTTGAAGAACAAGGTTTAAGAGGCAATATTCAAGAAGCTCAAATTAAACAATTAAAGAGAGTTGGAATTGTTGAGAAGAATGGAAGATTTTATGACAGAGTTTCTAAAACCTATATGTCTGAGCAAGAAGCATTAAGTATTGTTAGAGATCCAGAATTACTAAATCAAATCAAGTCACCAAAGGGTGTACTGTCAAGAAGATACCTTTCTGAAGGTGCAGGTCAAGCATTAAAAGGAGCTTTGGGTAAAGCTGTTGGATATGCAGCATTTGGTGCATTATTTGAAGCTGCAAGTTATGCCATTGAGGGTAAAGAAGTTACTTCTGAAAATTTAAAGAAAAGTGCAGTCAGCATTACAGGTAGTGCTACTGGTGCTGTGATTGGCGGTGCAATTGGTGCTAGTATTGCTGGAGGACTTGCTGCATTTACAGGCGGATTGAGTCTTGCTGCTTTACCTGCATTTGAAATTGGTGGAGAAATTATAGGTTCATATATTGGTGAAGGTGCGTTTTCTTCTTTATGGGATAGAGTGAGCGGCAATGGTCCTGGTGACGAAAAAGTTGATAAAATTCTTTCTACAATTAGAATGAAAGAATCTGGAAATAACTATAAGGCAAGCAATCCAACAAGTAGTGCTTCAGGTGCATATCAATTCTTAGATTCAACTTGGCAATCTTTAACAAAAAAATATGGTGTAGGTGAAAAATATTTAAGAGCCAAAGATGCCCCTGCTGATGTTCAAGATGAAATTGCTAAAAAATATGTTCAAGATATTTTAAAACAATCTGGTGGAGATGTCAAAGCTGTACCATTAGCTTGGTACACTGGTAACATACAAGGTAATATCTCAGCTGCAGCTTTAGCCGCTAATCGTGGAATGCTTCCAGAAACATATGCAAATAGTTGGATGGATACTTATAATAGAGCTGGAGGAACTTCAGTTTCACCTCAGTCAAGTCCAACAGACATTTCTGCAAAACCGACAGAAGGACAAATGGCTGCTAGAGAAGTATCATCGTCTTCAAGATCAGATAGAGATATATCTAGAGTTTATGATGAGTATTTCAAATCACAACCAGCAGCAAAAACTGCTCAAGTTCAACCTCAAGCTGCACCAGTTGTTATCAACCAACAAACAGCTGCTAAAGGTGGTCAACAGCAAGCAGCAAATATAGAACCATCAGCACATAATAATGATTTCTGGATTAAGGTAATTAATGCAGGTTATCAAGATAATCCAGGTGCAGCCGCTGCTATTCTGGGAATGAATGCATAAAAAAGGGGAGACTTTCGCCTCCCCCAATTGAATCCAACATGAGTTGGTCAATTATTCTGCAGCTAACTTGTTAAAGTAGCTCAAGTTGTCATCATCTTCTTCAAGACTTGGTTCAACAATTGCTTCCTCACCAGCTTCCTCAACATTTACATGTCTTGGCTTAGATGCTCCAGCGAGATTCAATACTCGTTCTAACTTAGTCTTAAGTTCATCATAAGATTTGAAATCTTTAGGATTCAAGAATTCTTTTAGAGAATGCTCAGACTTCCAGATCTTCTCAATCTTATTATCATCTTCATCGACAGGTGAAACAACATCGAACTCAGACTTGTCGTAGTTACGATATCCTTCAACGTTACGAATCTTCAACTTGAAGTTAGCACCTTGCCAGAAGTTGAAAGGATTTACTGACTTCTCATCTTCAAATTGTGGCTCTAGCTTTTCTTTGATCTTATCAAAGATTTTCTTACCGAACTTGAATAGGAAAACTTTTCCTTCGTTTTCTGGATGAGCAGCATCTTTAACAACTAAAATGTTGGCGATATAAGAAAGTTTGCGCTTTTGTTTGCGAGCAATTTCTTTGTTTGTTTCAACACCGCTGTTCCATAAAGAACTGTTGTGCTCACAAACTGGACATTTTTGATTGATTGAAGTTAAGCAATTCTCAATTAACCAACCGCCTGGACCTTGGAATCCATGATTGAATACCTGAACCCATGGCATTCCATCTTCACCGTCAACTTGTGGTGAATCTAGAAAGCGAATTACAGCATAGCCGTTGCCAGCTTTATCAACTTCTGGTGACCATAAACGATCGTCTTTAGAATTGCCGCCGCTTTGACCTTTAGACATGCTCTCAAGAGCTTTGGTCAATTTGTCTGTAGAAGACTTGGCTTTAAGTGATTTAAAATCTACCATTTGTATTACCTCGTATGCGTAGTATGTTTAGTATTATCGAATTATCCACATTATTCATCATATAACATTATATAGGTTTATTTCTGTAAAGTCAAACCATCTTTAATGGCTTTTTTAAAGAAAGGATCACTCAATGGTGCATAATGTAGGAAGAACGGTTTATACTTATTGAACTTCTTGTAAAATTCTGTCCATATAAAGTCGTCCTCGATTTTCGTATTCCAAGCATCCATTAGTTTAATATAATGGTCTAGGATTACTAGACTATCATACGCTATTTCGTCTTGAAACACAAAATTTAATAGTTCGGGAAACTGACCATTTTTACAAATGATTAATTTCTCGAACTTGCCTTTTAATTTCTTTAGATCTTTTTCTAAATTAATTAAACGATTCTCTTGCCAATGCTGCCACTCTTTAAAGTTCTTGCTGGCATCTTCTTGGAGCATGCTTGAAATCCAAGACTTACCATCACCTTTCATAAAGTTGACGGCAAAGAAATACGGCATATCATCTTCTTTAATTACTCTGGCGACTTTATGGAAAGTGTATTTGTCTTTCCTCGCATTAAAAGATTCTGCGGTTATTCTAGTCTTGCCGTTGTAAGTAAAGTAATCAAATTTATCAGTGGTAAAATGTAATCTTACTGCATTGTAAATTTGAAAAGCATCATGTCCATTCATATAGGAAGTGTTGATGTTTTTGGGAGATAACGAAGCTCTTCAGCTTCTAATTTAATTTTAGACTTTAACACATCATTTAAAAGTGTTGCCGCCATTTCAATTTCTAAACCAGTCTCAGAGCAATATTCTGTAATGGCTTCAAGATATGATAGTTTCTTAGATTTTACAATTTTCTCTATCTCAATTGAAAAATTATTCTTTTCGTCTTTAGTCGCCATTACTTTTCCCCATAAAATTTATGCTGCCCGATTTGAGTAATAAACTTCTTACTGCTCCAATCAGGATTAATATAGTCACCATGAAAGTACAAAGCATTATTGAGTTTAGCCATTGCTACACCATTTAAAAAGCTTTTCTTTGCAATATCATAAGCTCGATTAAACAATGCAGGAATTGGTTGCTTATAAGGTTCGCAAACCCATGAGAACTGACATCCTTGATGTACAACTCCACAAATACTTGGAGCGAATCCAGCTTTCTTTCTGTTTAGCGTGACCTGAGCCACTGCTAACATACCGTCCTTACCCTGAGTTCCTGCCTCATAATAAACATTCTCAGCGAGACAGTTTACTTCTTTTCTAAAGGACTCGGTTTTTTGATACTTTGCCGAAATATCTTCAATCTTTAGATTGAGATCGTGCACTTCAATATTCTTTTCATCAACGTATTGTTGATGCATCAGTTGAGATTTTGTTAATTCTGCTCTAGCTTCAATTAGATGATGAGCAGGAATTGCAATCCCTAAAAATGAAAATGTAAACAGAATACCAATTCTGTAGATCATATCTTCGTTTCGATCAATAAACCTATCGATCTTATCTACTGCTGTCATGTTAGTTGCCTCCATTTTACAGCGATAACTTTTATAAATAAAAAGTGCCTGTCGCGATACTGGTAATATCCACAGGCTCTAACACTAACAAGGAGTGTCAGCATGAATACTTATATTTGTCCTCTCTGTACATTTTTCAATACAGAGTGTAGTTCCACACATTCATTTTTTGAGACTTTAGAAATTCCTAAAGACGTCATAAACAAAACATGGAATTTTACAAATAAGGGTGGAACAATATCAGAAGAACACAAAAAAGCTATAAGCAATTATCGTAAAGGTAAACCAACAACTAAAGGCAAACATAATCCTTATGCTTCAGCTAATGGAAAGAAAGGATCAGCCAAATTGTCTAAAACAGCAACAGGAAGAAGAAAGTTCTATTTACCTGATGGTACATGGACTTGGGCATATCCGAATAATGGGTAGGTTTTCTGTTACTAGGAAACCTACCAAACCCTAGCAATTAACTACTTATTAGGCAGCTAACGCAAGATCGTAAGAGCTATCATTTGCTGTTACTTTTGTTTGTGCGAATTACGTTCGTCACCTTTCGAGCGAATTAAGTTTATTTTTTGTCCATCGATCCTACGCATCCCCGTCAGAAGCATATTGTGTATCTTTATGGGCGCTGCTGCAGACAGCTAACAATATGCTTTTGGTGGAGATGGGGAAGAGTCGCACTTCCCGTCTGGTCCAATTTTACACTCAATATTTACGCTGTTTTCTTTTCTTCTTATATTCAAGAAAAGTCACTTCATATTGTGCTGTCGGATGATTAATATATTCTTTATACAAATCTCCCGACTTTAATGCATTCATTAGACCACCAAGTTTTCTTTTTTTAGAAAGATCAACTGAGGTCTTATTATCATATCCACCCATAATTAATTCTTAGTGTTATGCTCTAAAGTTATACTCGATATTATCAAATACAACTGGACTTTTTTGCATTAGCACATCGGCTGCTGCAATTTGTTCTGGTGTACCAATTAAGTGTAATTGTCCACCGAGACTGTTGTAGAACTTTGTCGCAAGAGCATTTGCTGGAATTTCAGAATATGCTGTTGTAACAGTTCCACCACCTAAATCTTTCAATACTGGCTGTGCCATTTTAGACTCCTTAGATATATCTAATCTATTTATTTCAAAGTCGACACTCTATTATACTGACAATTGATTGTAATGTCAAATAGTTTTCTTAAACTCTATTAACATCTCGAGACACTTTTCATATGGCTCAATCATAATTTGAGCGAAGCCAGCTGTCTCAACTGAAATCATTAGAATGACCGACTTAGGTGCAACACCATAATGTTCATGGTACATTTTACCGTAAGCAGCACCCTGCATCCAGTAGTTCTTGACGTTTTCTTTCTTCTTCATACGAGTTGACGTCTTGAAGTCGATAACCGCGAGATCGCCGTTATACTCAGCGACACAGTCGGTTGTGCCAGCCAACTCTAATTCGTCACTGTACATCGCGCCTTCAATAATCTTAATGTTATCTAAACGATCAACCAGAGGTTTAATCTTTACAAACATTTCTTTATTAAGAGGATTATTTTCTTCTTGTAAGTTTAATGGGCGATTATGTAAATAGTTCTCGACCATTTTATGCATAGAAGTGCCACGATTAGCTGCACGTGTTGAGATCTTATTGGCTTTTTCTTCGCCTACACGTTGACGCCATTCTTGTATTTCTTTAGCGTTAAGTTTGCCAGTTAGAGTTGTAACTGACTGGTATCGATTACCTTTTGGTGTGACATAATATCGAGTTCCGTCAATATTAACTGTTGACATTTTAGGTAATGTCACAAAATCATGATTAAAAGTTTTCAACCGTTATTTTCCTTTTCGTATTTGTCAACAGCAACTAAGAAGTCTTTAACTAAACTGCTGCGAACAATGTCATCAGTTGTGAATTCAATATTAGTAAATGCATTCATCGTTTTTGCAATATTATGAAACTTGACCAATCCAGACTTATCGCTATTTTTGCGATACAGGTCAGTTTGTCGATAATCGCCACAGAATATAATCTTAGATCGATAACCGACACGTGTCATAATAGTAGACAGTTCTTCCCAGTTTAAATTTTGACATTCGTCGACTATAATGATCGCATCGTCAAAACTCATTCCGCGAATAAAGCTGGTTGAAATGAACTCAATCTTACGTTGTTCTTTCAACTCCTCATATGCATTTCTTCTACCAAAGAATTGAGAGCAAATCTGCATATAAGGTTGTTCATATAAAGACATCTTCTCTTCAACAGATCCAGGAGTGAATCCCATATCTCTAGATTGTACAGCTGAACGCACAATTACAATTTTGTTGAATGATTTTTCTTTTTCGAGAACTTCGTGTAAAGCTTTATACATTGCGATGAAGGATTTACCAGTTCCTGCTGAACCAGTTAACATTACAAAGTAATGTCCTTTATCGTAAGCTTGGAAAAATAGTCTTTGGTTTTCGGTCAGTGGCTCAAATA